GATCCAAAATTATTAAATACTAATGCTCTTGACGAATTAATGAAACCATCTAAATCTTTAATTATAAACCATTCATCATTATTCATAAATCTTCCTAATTAAGTATTTCAAATAATCCTTCATAGTATCTAGGCTGGCTAACAATATGCCTAGCATGACTTTGTAAATGTAATTCATATTCTTTCTGTAATTTGTTATAGATAAAGTATTTCATTTTCCATATTCCTTCGTTCCAATAGTTGTTCCCCAAGTACAGGGACTTTTTATCATCCGCTGTACTGGAGAACGAACTATTCACAGGTAACGCAATCGGAGAAAATCCATCTGGAAGAAGTGGAGTATTATAGTTAGATAGGTTGTTCAACACATCCTCTATAATATCCTTACTTATCCATTTATATTCTATCTTATTAATCAGACTATCCATATATTTTTTGACCCATTCAGTATCTATCTGAAAGTAGAATTTGTAAGGATCTTTATCTTCTGGATATTCTTGATTATTCATAATTTACCTAAACTCTTTCAGACCATCTTGGCCCAGTATTATCAATTACATGAGGTCGAGTTGGTTTACGTCCACGCTTACCTTCATATCCTAATCGTTTCATAATATTATTAACTGTTTGACCACTAACATACCATGTTGTATTCTCAAACTTACCTTCTCTTAGAAATTTAGCCATGTCCCAATTGTTACTGGTTTTTTGAACCAATTCCACAAAATCTCTTTTTGAGGATTCATTATCTAGTAAATGCTGTAATAGTCTATTTGTGTGTCTTCCCATAATTTATTCCTCCTAGTCCAGACACAATCGGGGGACACAACAAGCATCCCCCGACTGATCCGGTTTTAATCAACCAACACAAAACTTATCGCTAATCTGGCTTGCCAAGTCTCTGGCAGCACCAGAAAGGAATCGGTTGTTGCTGAAATACAACGCTGTGGACGCTTGGTTGAGGTACTCGACCACCGTTTTTAAAAGTTTGGCCTGCTCCCCACTCAAAACTAAACCACTGTCACCAGCATGAGAAGGCAACACTGGCGACGGATCACCATAAGCCTTTTCAAACTTGTTGTTGTAAGCCTTTGAAAGATCCTCGTTGTAACTGTCTGGAGTCTTATTATAAGATGCCCAAGCACTACTCATAGAGTTCTTTTGACCACAAGTATCAGATGTGCTATTTGTATAGACTGCTCTTTGACTATTAAGTTCATTCAGAATCTTTGCAGCAGCATCAACCGTTACAGGAAGTCCAGTAGCATCAGACTTCTTATAGGTTTTTCTCCACTGGTCAAACCAAGCATCACTAGTAGCATTAGGAACAATGGTTACTGTTGCTGGCTGACCATTTAATGCAGAGATTAAATCTTGAACATTAATTCTATGACCAGTTGAGCCAGTCAGAATACTTGTAAAGTAAGATGCTTTCTTTTCCCAGCACTTACGCCACCAAGTATAAGGAACTCGATAAATCTGATTAATCTTGATGGCTCGTGCATCTCCACCAAAGTAATTTACCAGTTTCTTCTGAATACCATTCCATGTGGTTTGATTAACTAGAGTTCGACTCTGATCGTCCAGAATCCAATAAATCTGATAACCATTACGAGTATCAACTACCCAACTTGGCTTAACAGCAAAGTTATTGATCTTATCAAGAGAGGACTGCTTAAACTTCATAACCTCTTTACTGGGCAGATAGTTTCCAGCAGCGTCTCGTCCAGCATCAATATCTACAAAACAACAAGCAATGGTATTGATAGCATACTGCTTTCGTCCACCGTTAACATAGAAGTAAGCATCAGAGTTGCTATTCTCATTAGCATTACGAACCTCAACAAGATCATTAGTATGCTTCATACTACTAATCTTTCTACGAGGATCTCCATTATAGCAAAAGATATGACCAACCAGATTAAAAGAATTTAGAAACTGCTCTTGCAGTCCATTCCACGAATTAGCATAACGCTTTTCAGCACTGCTGTTAGCCTTGTCATACGGATTAAAACCAAGTTCCATCTTAAACATATTTCACCATTACCTGTAATTGTAAACAACCCAAACCAATATCGGGATAGCAACCTCTACTATCATTAGCGATATAAAATAGCGGGAGAGGAATTGAACCTCTCTCAAATAGCGTTTGTTGAGTTTCCCAACCAGAGGCTATTATCTTAGTCACCAGACTCCACTTTATTTTTATTAATCAGTTATAATCGTCGTAATCTTCCTCATCATCTTCAGCATAAGCCTCTTCGTCATCATCCTCATTCCATCCCCAATCATAATCATTATCATAATCTTCATCCTCATCCTCGTAATCATCCTCACTAAAGACAGATGAATAAAGAGGCTTGAGAAGTTCGCCTTGATACTCTCCGACAACTTCATATCGGCAAGTGCGAAGTTTCTCATAGTTACAATCACTAGGAACACTCACAACATCAGCAGGATTAATCTTAACGATAACGATCTTATCGCCATTTTCAAGACTGCCATAACCGGCCACATAATTCAATGCACCAGCATGAAGCCCATTAGAGCAACCTCGGCCACGATCATCATCAACCTTTGATCGGGTCATTTCACAAACATTACCAACATGATTATCAAATACTCCGCGATATTTGTCCATGTAATCTGCTCTGACTGCCTTATAAGCAAGGAAATAACCATCCTCAGTAATGGGCAGATGCTCATGCTCAAGGAAATCATAGAGTTCCTTTTGACTTTGCATACTAGGATTACCCATAAGATTATTCAGGAAATTAACAAGAGGCTGAAAAGGCAGACCCTTGCTCATAAACTCCAGAATTCTCTTGCTAATCGACCCATGAACAACCTCACCCTCATAAGTTACCTGACCATTCTTGATCTCAACAAGACCGTCACTAAAAGTAGCAACCGCCTTCTCAATATCAATCATTTCAATCAACTCGTCAGATGTTGCAGTAGGCAATGCCTCCAGAATCATCTTGTAGTTAAGGTGGTCAGGCAGAACTTGAAAACTCTTGTTGTTCAGCACAACTGTCAGATTACCATCGACAAACATAAACGGAACACTCATGATATAAACTCCTATTGTTTTTAGTTACCTTGTGAATTACTTGATCAAACTACTCAACTGAATCTTAAACAATTCAACCTTGTCGCTATCCATACTCTCAACCCATACAGCATTATTTCTCTTACCATAATAATTATCAGCAAATTGAGAGATAGGATTATACTTGCTGTCCAAATCTCTAAGATTGCCATTAATCTGGTTGCTTCCCATAATATACTTCAGCATCGGGTTCTTGTCAACCTCGACTTTAAGAATTTTCTTCAAGTCTGCCGCTTTGGTCAAATTATACTTGATTGCTTTAGCATCAGACTTAAACAATTTAGTATATCCCTCAATATCATCAGAATGGTCAAACATCTGATGTTGAATATTTATAAGAGTGTTATATTGTACATTTTTCTTCTTGAGTTCCTTACTATCAAGATGATCAATACCTCGATCCTTGAGCAAAGAGTTGATATGGTCAAAATATTCAGTCTGAGAGAATCGTTTCAGATCAAAAGTTGCTCTGTGCATAGTATCGGCAAAGAATTCCATTACAAGAAAACTATCAATAATATTGGATAGTTCAGTATTCTTGATATATTTCTTATATTCAAGACCAAAAATACTCAACATATGACAAGAGAACTGACTAACCAATGTTCCATGATTGTAATAATAATTATCGTTATCACCATCCTTACTGATAAATTCCTTTTTGTAGAATTCAACAATAGAGTTGTACTCATTGGTATTGTTAAAATAACTCTTAATCTTTGTTGAGAGAATCTTTTTAAACCAAGTATTAAAGTCAACAAGATTGTGTCCTTCACTGGTCATTTTTGCTACAAAATTGCTCTTGATAGCATAAACCTTCACATCTCCAAATAGTCCCTTGATATTCTCATTATCAAATAGCGATACAATATTATTAATCTTAGGAAACTCTGGTGTGCTTTGATAACGAAGAATAGGAACATAAATGATAGAATCACTATCACTCAATTCGTCTAGTTCGTCACTTGTAAGAGTTTTCAAACTAAGAGCATCGTTATATTCGACACTAAGTTTACCAGAATCCTTAGACTGACCATGAATAAAGAATATATCTTGATCGCTCACACTACCATTACTATTTCTGACTCCACTTTTACGAGGGCCAGAACTTTGAGTAAGATGTTTATAATCAGAAACCTTGAGCAGATTCTCACTACCGACATCATTAATCAGATCATCAAAACCCTTGTCGCTTTGAGTATGATCCTTTGTGTCCATAATCATGTAAGCAAAACAATCATTTTGATTACAATAACGTGTCACAATCTTCTTGGCAGTTTCTTCACCCTTAACGTCACAAACAAAAAAAGCAATTTTCCCATTCTTCTTCTGACTATTCCAGTAAGAATATCCCTTACCAGTAAGAGTATCATGATGGATTTTGTCTGTTAGAGAAATAAGGCGTCGTGAACGATACCCGCTGCTCTTGTAATTAAAAACGTACAGGTTCTTGCCAGCCTTGATTTTATATTCAAGGTCAGCACCACTATTAATATTGTGGCTCTTACCATTAGGGTCAGTCCAAGATGCACCAACACCCCATCCACCAGACAATTCATTCATCTGATAATATGTTGTGATAGCCTCAATCTTGGTCTTAGCAGCAGAAATCTTCTTACTAAATTCATCCTTCATCTCAAGATAAATCTCTTGAGTCTTTTGACGCAGAGTTTTAATAACGCTCTTAGTATACTGCAAACCTTCACGGGAAACGTCCATTTCCAGTTCGCCAATACCAAAATCAAGTTCCAGATAAAGACCAGAGTTAATGATCTCAGTAACGAAACTCTTCCACGAATCAATATCGGCTTTCTGGAAAGCCCTATTCCACTTGGCAATATGATCTGGTTGATCTTCCTTTTCCTGACCAATAATCTGAGCGGTCTGAACAGGATATGCAATATTTCCCATGATAGCAACAACACCACTATCAATACGCTGATAGTTGTTAGGATAGTATTGAGTATCGTTATTGAGTCTGCAAACTCTCCAGCCATTACCGCTGATCACAATATTAGTATTGCTATACTTATGATCTTGCAGATTATCTCCAAGTCCACCCTCAATAATAGGTTTCATTCGGAAATAATGGAAAATCCTGATAGCCTTATTGGTAAACTCACTAAAATCATGGTTCTTAACAGCAAAACTGATTTCAAGACCATTAGCCTCATCAGTTTCACAAGTATTAAAAAGATTCAGAGTAGGAACACCGCTGTCATCAATAGCGGCGATATAAGTATACTTAGTTCCATTAAAATAAGAACTGGTGGTAAAACTCTTGGTATAAGCAAACGGACTCTTGCTACCAAGACCAAGACAACCAACAAAATCGTTGCTGTCATTCTTATTAGAAGCACCGTAAGTTGTATACAGGTTCTCCATATCTCCCTGACTAAGACCAGTGCCATAATCACGCACGGTAAAAGAAGGATTAGCAGATGTTGGCAAGATCACCTTGAAGGGATTCTTATTACCAGCACTAATATGACTATCATAAGCATTAGTAGACAGTTCACGAATAACTGCCATCACCTTATCGGAATAGAGAGAATCCGAAAGGATTTTAAACATTTTGCTGGTCTGAGCGATTGTAAAACCAGACTCGCTACGAACACCAGCACTATGAGTCTCAATAACGCGATCTGCCAACTTCATCTTTATGTCTCCAAATGTCCTGTGAATCGTTCCTGTGATAGTCCAATCATACCACAGTGTTATCGGTTGTCAAGCCCCTCTATCTTTAGATTGTATCGCCATCCATCCTAAATATGCCGTAAGCAAACCAAAAAATCTGAGTAAATTAACTGGTAAAAAACACCAATATATTCCTATTAAAATACTCAAAAGTCCCATTATGTATATCACGAATTTTGGAATGAATCTTGATTTACTTAATAACCATGTTGCTGGCCCAAGTAGCACCACAAATAAAAACATTAGTGATACCAATAGTGCCAAACTAGCCATTAACTTTCATCCTCTCTGATTCCCCAATTATCTTCTTCCTCATCTTCATCGTCGTTATATGAAAAGTTTCTTTCGTCATAAGGAGTCCAATCTTCTTCATCGTCTAAATCTTCACCATTCATTGAATCAGCGTCCTCAATAAAAACAGTTATAGTATTGAGTATATCGAATAACTTAATAAGAGTATCGTCCATAGATCGTATCTTATTTTCTATGTTTTTGACACTTTTTTTAAGATCAGCAATTTCTTTAACTACTTCTTTAGATATGCTATTATCTATGCTATGTAGTTCTTTATTCTGTTTATTGATTTCTCTGATTATATCGTTAAATTCTTTAGACATAAATAATACTCCTTATACTAAAGAATACACCATCTAATCACACCAATAAGAATCGTTACAACGACATTGATACCTACTACAATAGTCGCATTTTGGCCCAGGTTTTCCAAATCCCCAAGCATTTGCGATACTACTAAAACTCTCAGCCCCAGTATCAATACAAACTAGTTTAGCCTTATTGTTTCGCTTAACATATCCCACATTCCAATAATGACAATCCCAAAATCTTAGGCGAGTTTTATTCTCAATAGTTTCTACAAGATTCTGAATATCTTTCAGTCTCTTTTTCATCACCTTTTCATCAAGTATTTTTGCTCGCTCTGTAACATATCCCCAATCAGTATCGTCTCCCCATTGATATTTTAGTTTGGTAATTTTACCAACAACTTTTGGAGCAAGATCAAATTTACTCAATAATTTTTGTTTGTCATAGGCTATTTTGGCACTCTTTTTACTTCCAAATTGTTTGAATCCAAGAGTTTTATCCTCTTTTATCCAATAAAATTCAGCACAACCACCTTCTTCAAAACAACCAAAACCATCATCGTGAATTGTATACTTCATCTTCTCTGATAATATTTCCTGTCAGTTGTTCAACAATATCAATTGCAATTTTTAATTCACTTGTTTCCAGAATTTTAATAGGAGTTCGTGCAAAATCAAACTTGAATGTTCCAGTAACCATATAGTAAGGATCGTCTGTTCCAATACCATCAACATTAAAGTATTCTTCTAAAGAATTTACTTCTTCTGGGATGAATCCGCCATTATAGTCACTAATATTTCTAATAGTGAGAATATGATAATGAAGAATATGAGATCGTGGATTACCTTCATTAGAACACCAGCCCTTAAAATACCTATTTGGATAACTTACCACTTTTCCAATCCCCTTTTAAGAATTCTTCTCTGTTTGAATAGAGAGGTATTAGTCTATCATCCTTGTCATCAAATCTATTATAATGCAAAGTTAGATTATATAGATCATGTCTGTCGTTAATTAAACCATAGGCAACAGGTTGACTAAAAATGGTTTTAATTTTTTCCTTCAGAGCGACCAATTCTTTTTCACAACTTAACCAACGATTATTATCTTCAACACTATTCTGATTAGCATTGAAAGCATCTTGTGCTAAATCTCTTTTGGCTTCTCGTAACTTTTCTAATTCGTTCTTGGCATTTAATACTGTGAATCTTGTCAAATTCCAACGTCCAGTATTTATTGCTGTTTCACAGCACTGAATTAAATAGTCTAGTGGATTGGAGTTTTCATTCATGTGGCAAACCCTATCTTAAACTTTTCTGCTAATACAACTTCGATCTGGTTTGGTGAAAAATCATGAACATCATATGAGCGACCATTCCACCATCCACAAGAATAGGTGACTGTATTATCTCCAGTTATATTAATACCAATAATACTTCCATAAATAGATTCAGTGCCTTCTCCCGTCAACTTAACTTTACTGCCAATCTTATATAGTTCTAAAACATTTTTGCTCATTTGATTTCCTTTCGATAATTATCATTCTACAAATAGGAGCGGTGGGACTCGAACCCACACTGGAAGGATTTTAAGTCCTTTGTCTGCTGCCAATTGGACTACGCTCCCATATAAGTGACCGACTACAACAATCAATGATTTGAGGTTGAATCTTTTGTGTGCCTCAAACATTTAAACTATTGTAGCCGATCACCCTTTTGGTTTTAATCAACCGTTCGCATGAGCCTTGAGGCGACGAACAACCTCTGCCATAGCCTCTACGTTGTCAACCGTCTTGGTTGGCTTCGCACGTTCCATAGCGGGCAGTTCAATACCCTTCTTGGTCAGAGCGGACTTTGTACGGGCATAACGAGCCATCGTACTAGCAACCTTCTGACCAGTCTTAGTAGCAATTTCAGCATACGTCTTGCTGGAAAAAACTGCCTCAAGAAACTGTTCATCAGAACAACGAACACGACTCTGCTTATCAACCGTAGTAACTTCAGCCATAATCAACCTCCAAATCATTTCCAAGTCTTGTCTTGCGAGTCAGCCGCATGACTGATACTCTCGCTTGACTCCTTCATTCTAACATCCATTATCGGCTTGTCAACTGGGCGACCTTGAATTTTTTCTCTCTGTCGCCAAATAGTTTCTGAATCTCTTTAAAACTGTACGGAGTACCAAATCCAACCCCATCCCTTTTATTATCCACGCCCACATCAAGCGTAAAGCGTCCTAGTGATTCATCCTCGTTGTGAAGTCTGCCGTGAACATGACCATACAGCATCCAACTTTTACGATAACTTTTGTTCCATGCTCTCATAGGATAATGAAACAGAATAATCTTTTGATTACAGTAGGTTATTTCTTTCATTAGTCCTATAGAAGAAAAATCTTTTTCGCTAAATTTATCTTCGTTGTCATGGTTGCCAAGAACCACATGAATATCTTCACAAATTATTTGTTTTCGATATTTCTTAGGATCGCCACCCCTATGACAAAAATCTCCAAGAAAATAAAGAGTATCCTTTGGCTTAACAACACTATTGATGTTATCAATAATGGTCTTATTCATTTCGTGAGTATCAACGAATGGTCTTTTGCAATAACCTACAATATTCTTGTGTCCAAAGTGGGTATCAGAGATAAAATAAATCATGATAATAACTTTTTATATGATTCAATTCTTTCATTTACTTTTTTTATTTTTCTATCATACACTTCTTCAGGCATTTTAGATTTTACATATTTATGATTGATAAGACTATTAAGTCTAATATCTGGTGGGGTAACTAATATGGGATGTTTATCAAGCATAACGACCTCATTTTTCTGTACAATTTCTTGTGCAAATATATCTACTTGATAACCAGAATAAAAATATCTGGATAATCTTTTATTTTCTATTCTATGCTTTAAAGCATAACGCTCAAAAAAATCTTTCATTATCTCAGTATTCTGTTGTATAAAATCATTAAAGAAAGCATAGTCTACTATAAAATCAAAGTCCTCTACGTCTTGATAGTTTAACCAAAAATAATCAGCAAAACTTCCAGATAATATAAGATTATAATTGAATTTTGAACAGATATCAATTAGGGTGGGTATTTTATCTTTCATCTTCAATTGGGAGTAGTATTGCTAGTCCTAAATAAATCCATAATAAAATACTTCCAGTAAAAATTGCCCCAAATATAAATCCTAATCTTATTAGTGATGAATCTATGCCCGTGGCTTGTGCTAATCCTCCACAAACTCCGAATATCATTTTATCATGACTATTTTTAGTTAGACGACTCATTTATACCTCTACCAAAAAGTCAGTATTTATTACATTTTCTCTATCATATATTGATGATAATGTTTCTTTTAAAGAATTGTTTTCTTGTTCCAAGGCTTTTATGATAGACTCTGCATGGTTTAAAGCCTTTGTTAGATGATAGAGTTTATTAACTAGTTCATCAGTAACTGTATTTTTCATTATCATAATATGATCTCCATATTATTTTGTTACAGGAATAATCTTTATTGATGCTGGTTTAGAACTATCGAAATTTGGAACAATATTATTATGAATATCAGCGGTTACTATTCTTAAAATATCAGAGACAAAATTTTCTGAAATTCTTTTATAATAATTATCTTGTATATAAACATCATATTCCATATTAATGCCCTCCGACTTAATATACACTATTTTTATTTTATTGAGATCAAAAAATTGGTTATATGTTCAATCTGTTCTCCATTTAAAATAATTTGATCAGAATATGGGCGATTATGTACTAATACTTGATAAATGTACCTCAATTTCTGCCAAAATGACATTTTATAACTATAAGATGACATATTCTCATATATTGACAGTTCTGTTAATCCATACTCAGAATCATGATCTAATACCAGAATCTCGCTCCTACAATCACACAATATGAAAGTGGTTTTATTTTTTTCGAACTTTATCACGTTTAGTATTTTTGGTTTTTTTGAAGATTCTTTCATAGTTTTTGTCCCATGTTTCTTGATCCACTGATCGTGGTCTTTTTTTAGAACCTTTACCATTTTCACTCATAATTAATCCTCAAGTACAACTGACCAATAACGAGAATCATCTTTCTTTTGTAGAGCATCCCAGTAAATGGATCGTGCAATATAGGACGGAACCTTGAGTTTTCCACAATTCACCATCCAATGACGTTCAGCCTTCTTATAAGTAGTTGATCCACTCTTACTCTTATTATACTTGAGATGCTCCATGTTGTAAAGACGAAGCATATGAACATCCAAACATAATGCTCGTGCCTCATTAGGATGAATCATTTCAAGAGCAAAACTAATTTTAGCCAACCCAATTCCACTAATCTTATTCAGAATACTATCACGCTTCTTAACATGACCCTTCTTAGTGGTAAAATAAAAGTCTTTAGGATTAGCCCAAAACTTCTCGCTAAAATCCCAAATATAATTGGTGCGATTATTATGAAGTCCAACACCGCTCTTGTGTAGTTTAGTCAGCAGAGTTTCTTTGTTGTCGATCCACTCATTGAAATTCTTGATAGCGTTATATCCTGAGCAATTGCCTTTCCAAGTGGTATGGACAGAACAATAGGCAAAAAGATAACGACGAAAAATATCATCGTGATTCTGAGGACGAACACTCTCCCAGTATTCCTTGTACGCTACAACCTTATCTTTTGGAAAGTTTTCAAAGAAAATATCTGCTTTGGTCTTATCCAAGGTAGTATTCTGAACAGGAATAACAGAGTTCTCAACGATCATGGTTCCTCCAAAGTTTAATAGCGTTATGCTACGATTCTACACTAGTCTTATCGTCTTGTCAAGACTTGTTTCTTTAGGTTTTGTAGCAAACTGGTGTATAAAAGTGTAAGGTTTTATGTTTTACAGGATTTAAATTATGAAAAAACAATGCACAAAATGTAAGAAAAAATTACCCGCAACTAAGAAATATTTTCATACCAATAAAACAGGTTTTAGAGCCAGATGTATAACTTGCCATAAAGAACAGTGTAAACAATATTATCAAAACAATATAGATAAGTTTCTAGAATATAAAGAAAGTAATCATACTAAAATATTAAAAGCAAAAAAGAAATATAGGCAAAAAAATAAAAAGAAAATTGCTGAATATAAGTATTGGTATCATAAAAATAGATATCATAATGACATAGAATATAGACTTTTACATAACTGTGGTAATCACATAAGAACTCATCTAAAACAAAACAAAGATAGTAAAAGATCTATAGAATTAATAGGATGTTCTATATCAGAACTAAAAACATATCTAGAAAAACAATTTGATTATAAAATGTCATGGAAAAACTATGGTACTTACTGGCATATAGATCACATAATCCCGTGTTCAAGTTTTGATTTTACTGATCCTACACAACAGCAAAAATGTTTTAATTATACAAATCTACAACCATTAGAAGCCAAAGCAAATATAAGGAAAGGCAATAAAATACTTTAAATATCTCTACTATCTCCATAGACATATGCCAAAGTAGGAAATCTCAGCGAGATACCACCGTCTTGATTCTTAGTTTCTTCAAAATAATTTACTCTAATAATTTTTCCAAGCAGTTCTTTAGGATTGTTATAGAAATACTGTCTTTGTTCAATACTAAATCCACTACCAACTCTAACATTATATCCCTTGTGTTCAATAGTAACACATGATAGCATTTGTTCTTCTGTCTCTTTACCATTCAAAACATATCTAAATGGGCCAAATTCCATATCTTTTACGACATATTCTGCATCATTAAATGTTTTCCATTTGAGCATATCTTTTGATCTTTTGCCTTTGTAGGGCTCATTTGCCCTCAAGATCAATCCCTCCCAGCCATATTGGTTGGAACGAGTAATCCATTCTTGAAAATGCTCATCATCTTTAATAAGTTCTTGACCAAGAACACTAAGACAAACACAAGTATTGTTTTTCATCACTTCTCTCAAATTATTATAGCGATGAGCATAGGTTTTATTCTTATCCCCCTTTTTGCTATAAAATTCATCATGGCTAATCATATCAAAAATCTTATATGATGGATTAGGAATAGTATGATCCTTCTTTTTCAGTTGCTTCATAATCCCCTGAAAATCCTCGTTGCCTTCGTCATCAACAAGACAAAGTTCACCATCAAATACAACATTAGTAATTCCCAGTGCCTTGATTCCACCAGCAACAACATCAAGGGTATCAAAAGATTTTCCGGTTCGTGAGAAGAAAGAAGCATCGCCATTTTCATCAACAATAGCGATACATCTGGCCCCGTCGATTTTACGACTAACATACCAACCGTCCTTCCAACTTACCAGTTTAGGTTCATACTTATCTGCCAGAGCAACACTAAACTCTGGAATATGGTCAGGAATAGCCTTGTTGATAATCTTATCGCCAGCACGGGTTTTCAAGTCCTTATCAATAATACAATGAATGAGTTCTTCAATGTTGTTTTTATTTGACTGACTATCAATAAAAGTATGGACTGCTCCGATAGCATCGTGACCAGTAATTTTGCGACTCTTTAGGTCATCTAGCAGACCAAAGAAATTCTTATAAGACTTTCCCCTCAAAGAGTTTTTCTTCTTGAGATTATCACTTGTGACATTATATTGCCAAAGAGGATGGTAGGTATAGAGTAGAATTTTCTTAGCAAAACTTGCAGCCTCAGAATTATGATTACAATAATCCTCAATAATCCCTTGCTTATCAATAGTGCTGCTAGTCGCCCTAAGATCACGAACCATATCCCAAACATAATTAAAATCGTGAGTCATTCCAATTTCTCCTTGTTGTGTCCTTTGTAGTTATACCATATCTATCGGCGTTGTCAAGCAGCAACTTGAACAAGCGTATTGGAACTACACAATAGATGCTATTTTATTTATATTATCTAATGTTTTTCTTAAAAATTACATTTAGTCTTGTTACCAAATCGCTACCTGCCGTTGCGAAAAAACAAGGTAATACTGAATGTATAATTAAATAGAATCCTGCAAGCAAACAACAAGAACCATAGAAAAATGCAAAGATGAGATGCTGTAAATAGGTCATATCATTTCCTTTTAAATGCTGAATCCATTTGCGATAAAGATTCATTTTGCTGGTTCCTATTTTTTGCCATGATTAAATAGTTTACAGCTTTAATTACACCATTTAAATTATCATCAAGTTTTCCTATGCCAGTATTACATCGTTCACAGACCCATCCTCTAAAAGAATCATCAGAATGATCGTGATCCAAACACCATTTTAACGGCACTTTTTTACAACACTCACATACCTCTGGACGAGGCGGGGCTTTTTTGTGAAGTTTTCCACGAACTTTAGTTTGTTTCTTAACACAACTTCTACATCTACTATCCAGATTGTCTTTATACATACTATGCTTGGGGAAACTTTTTAAGTTCTTCCTTTTTTCACAGTATGAACAAATTTTTCTCATAGTATTAAGTGGACTAGGGCAGAGTCGAACTGCCGTCCAGAATAAACATCAATATAAACTTCTACATCGTTAGTCTATTGTAATTTGGACAGTAGACAAACCTAGAAGAAATTATCTTCATCAGATCGGTTACGATCATTGTCTATGTTTTCGGGTTAGACTTCCTTATCAGATTTATCTGAGTCAACATGATTTGGTAATAAGGCCCATATAGCCCCACTCGTACCTAATTAATTAGGCAGCGAGAGCGAGATTTACTTCGCCAATTAACATTTTTTGAATAACTTTTATACTGGCCTGTTATTCAACCAGTCGATGCCGTCTAAATCTATTTTACCTGTCGATACCTTTACTAGCCCTTAGTTTTCTAATTCCATCAATCTATCATGTAAATCACTAACCATTCTTGTGTGTATTATCTCGTTAATCTGATTGGTTTCTTTAACAGACTCCAAACATTCTGAGTGAATAACATTCATTGTTAATGAAGCAAATAAAACTGATAATAGACATATAAACAGAAGTCTGTATTTCATGATAATCTTTCTTTTAGGTGGGTTAGTTACTTAACTAATGTAAAGGAAGGCCACTATGTTTTACACCATTCCATTCTTAATCATATCCAGATAGTGTTCTTTGCTTATCCAAATATCATCATTTTGATACCTTTTCGATAACACTGAACGAATCTTTTTTCTTCCAACATAACATGGTTGAAACCTTAAAGATTGTCCACTAAAATAGCATTTTCTATTAAATAAAGAATATTTTAGCATCCATTCTCTATCGTACATAATTTCAGAAATCATTTTGTATCGGTTCTCTAGTTTTAGTATCATACTTAGTGCCTGAAGTATATGTTTGCTTTGATAGCCTTTTAATTTCTTCCATTAATTTTTTCAGTTCGTCATCATCAACTGGTGAAGTTACACTATTAACTACATGATTTAGTTTATTGATTTTTTCAACAAATATTAAATTAAAACCAATCGATAAAACTAATAGGCCGACTAACAAAGTTACTATTGGCATACAACATAATGAACGATTATTCATAAACTTTCCTTGTTTTTGATATGATTAGTGTCAATGATATAATAGTTTCATTGTCGTCAAAAAGCAAGTTTAAAATAGGGCGAGTAGGAGTCGAACCTACCTATGAACACCTTATAAGAGTGTCGGATGCAACCGGCTTACCTTCCGCCCCGCATTGTTAAGGATCAATCACCGTCCTGCCACCATTATATCATCGGCCAGTGGCTTGTCAACTCTTGAGAATATTTTTTAGTCGTTGTGGTATAATTCCTTGAGAGATTTAATATCTGCTTCATGTTTTTTAATATTTTCATACATCTCATTACAACTCACACAAAAATCAGATGAGATATATGCTTTACAGTCATGAATCTTATCTTCTAGATCACGAATCTTTCTTCTTATTTCTTCGTTTGATAGATTTGTCATTTGGTTTTCTCTTTTTCTTTTCTATCTTATTTATTTCTGGATTAGCCCAAAAAACCATTTCATTAGTTTTGCTATCCCAAGCACATTCTACTAATCCTTTAGCAGCAAGTTTGGCTAGTCCAACATTGTGTATCCAAATAACAGTTTTCTCATAAATATCTTCATTTGCTTCTTCATTAAGAAGAGGTCTGTCTTTATGGTCATAGCCTACACATTCGGTTCTAACCAAATTAATCATTTGATTAAGACTAATATAATCATCAAGATTATCTTCTTGGTTTGCTGATAAACTTTTAGCCGCAGCAATACGCATTTCTTGTGCGTATCCTTCAAGATCGGTAATAGCATAAACTTCACTCATATTAATAATTCCCAAATTAATTAGATATATCTAGTTACACCTTTATCTAAATCGTCAATTATTTTGTCTACCAATTTATTCAAAGTATAATCCATTGAATATTGTCCTCTAGGAAGCCATTTAGTATTATCTCTTAGGCCAGTTTTTATTTGGGGCAACCAATGCTGATATGCCAGATCATATTCTTTTGGAAAATACATCTTTAAAATAGTATCAATTTTATTTAGATGATCTTCTATATGATCTCTATGAGAGTATAGATTTTGTAGTGCTTCTTTTTGTTGAGGATCTAAACTCATACAGCCTGCTCTCTCTGTTTCAATTTGATCAACTTATGCTTGGTTTTCCAAACACCAGTTTCCTTGTTCTGAATATCTCCACCCATATAGATATGAGCAAATCCGGTACTCTTGTCAATACCCCAAGCAAGAATACCATTCTTATCTACAGATTCAACCACAAACTTACCCCTATAACCCATAGGGATAAATTCGCCCTTACTAACGAAATATGGGCCTCCACCAACCTTGATTCTGTCTCCCTTTACCAGTTCACGCCAATTGATATTCTGGATAATCTTTGTATTTTTATGTTCCTTACTCTTTGCCTTAAAGACAAAAGGAGTATTACACTTCTTACACATATAAGCACGGGGGCCAGTAGTTTGACCACAATTCTCACAAGTCTTTTGTCCCTTACCCATTTTATTTGTCTCCAGTGCGTTGTTTAAGCCTTATGCTCCAAGTATAACAGGATTATCGGCACTGTCAAGCCGTCACCTTTAAGATTTTCTGCAACCGTCACAAAAAGTGCTAATCCAGCCATTTTCATTTGGGCTTCCTCTGTCTCCACAAACTTCACAAATCTTATAACTCATAGCCCCTGCCATAGAAACTAATCCTTCAACATAATCATCCCCGCCACTAAAGTATATTCTAAGACCGCCAAATTTTTCTTTGATTTGATCGAACTTTACAGGAATATAATCGTTTTTGTATTCTGGTTCAGTTTTTTGTTTATACTCTGTCTGCCAAACAATATTATTTTCGTGGTTCTTAATCATAAAACAAAGAGGAGAAATAATATCAAACCAACCATTTCCACATTCTATTCCCCATGCCATGCAACTAGACATAATATTCTTATCTTTATTAGAAAAGAGTTCTGGATATTTATCAAATAGTTGTTGTTGTAATTCCTGATCCATTTGGACTGTCCTTTATTTCAAGTTTATCAGGACTATAATGACAAAAATAACTAGCACTAATCTTACGCTTAGTTAATTGAATAGTTTCATCAAAAACTTCAGTATAAACATTAATACGATAACGATTTTCCCAAACATTAATGATCTTTGTCATAAGATGATGCTTAGGTTTTTCAACTTGCTTAAACAATAGGCTTTCAATTTCTAATTCCATTTAGGTTGTCTCCATATTTTGTGCTGTATCAATAGACAAAGATAGTTTATCATCAGGCATTTCAATGAAATCTGTTGGATAATATTCTAGAGTTTCAAAATCAAATACCTGTACAGGTTCTTGCCAAGGAAAATTACCTTCACTATTAATATCATTGGCCCTTTCATAAAGAAAGTTATATAAATCTAGCCAAGTCATTTTATTCATTGATTTCTCTTTTTTCTTTGTAAAGAACAGAATATGCCCAATCTAGTCTATTACAGGCTAAGTTGGTAGATATAATCTCTATATTTTGATTTTCATCTAACCATTTTTGTATTTCGATATTGAAATTGGTATAAAAAAATTTGATTTTAATCATTATCTAGCCCTACGATTTACCCTTTTACATCTTCTGATTTCTTCTTTATTGTTTGCTGGTATCATTACTAATTCAGGGGCCGTTTTATGGCTGTATGATAAAAATCCCACAGCACGATTTTCTACACTACAATCTTTGCAGATAATTTTGCGACCAGTTTCGACAAGAAACTCGTAGCGGTCAAATCCAACATTTTCTTGACAATAAATACAATTCATAGGTAGCCTCCGTATAGCGGATTATACCATAACCATCGGCACTGTCAACTGGTTGCCTTCAATCAAATTTCCAAAGTTGTCAATAAAATTTCCATCGTCTGTACTATAATAAATTGTATTTAACCCAACAGCACTTAAAAGTTTATTACAATTCTTACAAGGCTTACTTCCTAAAATAAGTCCCTTTCGGTTGATACGCAATACAACAACTGACCAATTAGAATCAATGGTATTATACTGATCCAAAAGTTTAGAAATAAGACGAGATTCAGAATGATAATATGGGAACTCCTTATATTTTTCCAGATTAAAATCTTCACCGATTCTATAAGCACCAGCATGAGTCTTAATCGGGTTGTTTTTGGTGAAACAAATTAATTTAGTCCCATGAAATGCTGCTGAGAAATGATAACAACGAATGGCCTTGCAAGGATTCCAATTATTATATGCTTTCCGAATTGTCTTGTTGATTATCTTCATATATTTCCAATGATTTTATGTAAACATCATCTGACATTTCAACATCATAATATTGCGTTGATGGTAGTGGTGTTAATTTTACGTTTTTATTCTCTGGATTATCAGTAAGTTTTATCTTTGTTGGTTCTTTCATAAGTAACCCCTTATTTTGATGCTAACATATATAGACCAATATTTGCAAATGCGTAGCCAATATATGTAATAAGCATACCGTAGTTCCTATGCAAGATTCCTTGCTCAAAGGCCACCCAAATATAAATTAATCCTGTAATTAAAATTAGATGATGACTCATGCTGCGACTCCCTTAGTAATTTCTATATGATTTTCTATAGCCAAGTCTTTTGCTTTCAGTTCCATATCAACGTCAAATTCTAGTCCGTAAGTATCAAAAGCATTTTCAGCATAATCAGCATGAGCCCTTGGATTATTTCCAACCCTACTCTCACTATAATGAAATAATGGACGAGTTTGCCAAGTGTCAAAGCACATATTAATTGCTTCGACTTCCGTTAAAGTATTGGGGTGGCACTTATGATGCAGATAGTCAAAACAGATCGGGATGCGAGTAATCGGGTGAAAAATATCTACTAATTCTTTCACACTCCAGCAATTAAGTTTGTCATCATTTTCTATGGTGAGCCTTGCCTGACAATTCTCATCCAACTTTTTAAAGTTCTCGTAAAAACGACGACTAATTTCTTCTCTGGTTCCATTGTTGTTATGAACGTGTAAATTCATGGGGGAATTAGTGTCTGCTGGCAAGCCAATTCTGTCAAAAAAACTACTATAGAAGTTCAATTCTGTAATAGTCTTTTCCACAACTTTTGGAGTCAAACTAGACAAACTGTTAAATTCGCTAGGATGACAACTAACACGAACATTACTAGAGATAATAGTTTGTGAGATATTATCAAACTCATCTTGAATCTCATCATGGTTTGGCAAATCTTCCAAACTTACATTAGCCTCATCATAAGTAATGAGAGGAAAAATATCGCTACTAACACGATAAACATAGTCACTTTGTCCGCAAAACTCAATAGTTTTACGAGTAGTAATAAGATTATTAAGAATCCTATCTCCAAGGATTCCTATGGCTTCTTCTCGCGGCAGAGAATTGAAGCGTTTAAAAGTCATGGTCTGATGACCAATACCCTGCTCTTTAAGTTTGAGCGAAATACAACACAATCCGTAACGCATAGTTTCCTCGTTTTTGACCAGCATACCACAAGTATCGGCTACAGTCAAGCAAAAACTTTAGAAATTTGTTCAACAGATAGGATTTTTACTAAAGAGTATTCTATGGAAGGAAAATGAAGCTTAAAATTATTTAATGCTTCTTCAGAGGACAAGCCATCGTGAACCTCATTTATTAATAGATTCTGTTTTGAAAGATCATTATTCTTATAAACCTGAGCAGTAATATTAAACAGTTTCATTATATGATCCAATCTGGTTAAGAAATGACTTGATATCTATTAATTTATTATATTGTATCTCATACCTACTTTGATCGTATGTAAAATTATTATTGGTCGTTCCAGCCTTTACTAAGGTCGAAAGATCGAAAAAGTCTTTTTTTGAAATAGCCCCACATATCCATGCGATGGTAAAATCATTTTTTATTCTACTAAAAACATAATAATC